CTCGAGGCTCGGCGCCGCATGGACGAGGAACACGCAGCGATGCAAGCCGTCCTCGCCGACCAGGCCCGCGAGGACGCCATGTCACAGCTGCTCGGCAGCGGCGACAACGCCAACCCCGAGTTTGTCGCGAAGGCTGCAGCGGTCCTCTGCCACTTCAACTTGCCGTTCCGTGGCGAGGACGGGGCTGCATGTGCCGCCGCCGCTGCCGTAGGGTGCATGTTAGTGGACATGATGGCGAAGATGAGCGTGACCCACGGGCTGATGCCGACGAGTACCGGTGCTGCGGTGGAAGGCTTGACGGCACGCGCAATCGAAGCGTGGAGCGCGTTGGCGAAAGAAGCGACCGATGCCGGGTAAGCGAACTGACACCCCGCCGCCGAAGCAGCCGACGACGAAACCGCCCGCGAAGCGGCGAGGACGCCAGGCGAACCCTCAACGCGCCGCGCTGCGTGCCGCCGAGACAGCGACGCAGCTCGCGCTCGTCGCGGAGCAGAAGGTTGCCGAACTGCAGGCGCAAGGCAAAGATACGGCGTCGGCGACTGCGACGTTGCTGACCCGTGCCGAGCGGTGCGACGCCATCGCTGACGCGTTGATCACGCAGATTGGTGACGGCGAGTTCACGTTGTCGTCGGCGTTGGACGCGGCGCGTGTCGCCAAGTTGCTGAGCGAGATCAGCCGGCTGGATCGCGGGTTGCCGACGCAGATTCACGACACGCCACGCACCAGCGAGGAACGGCTCGAGCGGTTCCGCGAGTTGACCGGTAAGACGGTGATCGACGTGGGCAGCATCGAACACACACCGGCCCGAGCGATTGGCGCATGACGACCGACACTCTCGAACTGTTGACGCTCACCGAGGCTGAGTTCGGCGACCTGTCACCGGTGCAGCAAGAGGAATATCTGCGGCTGCTCGAAGCGGAGAAAGCGGCGTGGAGTCTGCGGTCCACCCCGAAGGTGTTGCGAGCCCATGTGCTCAGCTCGAAAGTCGATCACCTGCTGATGGGTGGCGCAGCGGGTGGCGGCAAGTCCGAAGGGATGCTCTACCACGCGTGGTGGTGGAGCAAGCAGGTGCCGAATCATCGGTCGCTGATCGTGCGAACGAAACTCGGCGAGCTGCGCCGTTCGCTGGTGCCGCGCAGCAAGATGCGGTTCATTCAGACCGGCGACGCGTTGCCGGGCCGGCGTGGCGGCGTCGCCAACTCGGGCGACTTCGCGGTGCTACGTCAGCAAGACAACGTGCGGGTGTGGTGGTTCCCGAACGGTTCCACTATCGAGATGAGCTATCTCGATGATCAGAACGTGACCGACTACCTGTCAGCCGAGTACGAGTTCATCGGCATTGACGAATCGACCACGCTGTCGCCGTTCGCGATCTCCCGTATCCAAGCCCGTCTGCGCACCTCACCGGAACGTCGGGCGATGGGTGTGCGTCCACATCTGATGCTCGCCACGAACCCTGGTAGCAAGTCGCTTGCTCATCACCGCGACCTGTATGTGATTCCCACCTCGGAGGAAGGGGACTGGGGCAAGTGGGTGACGGTGTACGACATCTCGCGAGGGTTCAGCGACAACGATGGCAACGTCGATTGGGACAAGGTGCGGGTTGCGCGCAAGGTGCCGGCGCCACGCACCGTCGCCGAAGTCGAAGATTTCCACATCGAGGCTGACTCTGAGCATGAGCTCGTTGTTGCGTTCGTCCAGTTCTTCGCACGCGACAACCCGTATCTCGATGCGTCGTACATTCGCAACCTGAACGCTCTACCTGAGCGTGACCGTCGCCGCCAGTTGTATGGCGATTGGACGGTGGCCGATGACGCGTTTTTCGCCGAGTTCGACGTGAAGGTGCATCTGTGTAGCCCGTTCCCGATCCCTGACACGTGGGAGGTGGGGATCGGCGCCGACTACGGCTACGCGAAGCCGTATGCCGCGGTTGCGGTCGCATGGGATCCTGACACTGATACGGCTTACGTGTTCGGCGAGTGCTACGACGTGCGGCTCACCGCCCGTCAGCAAGCCGAACAGATGCAGGCGATGCTCACTTACACCGATGACGACGGACACGAGCAGCACTATCGGGTTCGGCATCGTGTCGCTGACCCGTCCACGTTCACGTCGGTCGGTGAAGGCAAGGCGATTGCCGATCAGTGGGGGGAGGCCGGCGTCCGGTTCGACAAGGCGATCCGTGACCGCAAGAGCGGGTGGGCGAACGTGCGCGAGTATCTGCGTCACGACGACGGTGAGCCACCAAAGTTATTCATCATGCGTGGCCGTGTCCCGAACCTTGTGCGCGAGTTGACGGATGCACTCACCGACAAGGGCAACCCCGAGGATTTGGACACCGATCAGTCGGACCATGCGCTCGATGCGTTGCGGTATTTGTTGGCGCAGAAGCCTCGCAAGCGGCGCCGTAAAGAGGTGCAGCCCGAGCCGACGAACGTGGTGGAACGGCTCGAGGCTCGCAATTTGGAACGGTTGCGGCGTGAAGGTCAACGCGCGGCACGCCGGGGACGTGTAAGGTGATGGTTGCAACCCCTAGTTCACAACCCACGAAGTGACAACATGGCATACGCGAAAGACGTGATGGCACGTATCCTGCCGTCCGACGAGTTCGAGGGGGCACCCGTATGACGATCACCGTTGTTGACCGCTACACGCTCGCACCGGGCTGTTGCCTCGTGTGCCATCAGCCGCGGCTCCCTGCCGTGTCCACCGGCATCGACATTCACCAGCCCGGCCAACTCGCCGACAGCGAAGTCGTGATCTGCGGCACGTGCATCTTGCACATGGCACGCGAGGTTGGCACCAAGATGGGGCACCTCGTCGTCGCGCAGACGTATTTCGATGAACTGCACGGGTCTGTCGGCGATCTCGAGGCGAGCGTCGAGGCGCTCACTGGCGAACTCTCTGCCGCCTACGCAGCTCGTGACGCGGTGCTCGCCTCTGTCGCCGTTCAGCGTCCCGCCGTCGAACAGCAACAGGTGGACGAAGCCGCAGCGCGCAGTGAACGGGAACGGGCGATTGCCGCCGCCACACAGGGTGTACCGGACGTACCGCCACCGAAGGCGGCACCGGTGAAAGGTCGGACACTATGACCGTCGCTGTCGCCTGCGTCATCATCAGTTCCGTCGGCCTCGCGCTCGGCGCCATGTCCTACATTGCGACGATCCTGGTGCGTCAGAACGTGCGTCTCTCCCGGCTTGCCGCGGCACGATCCGTCACCGAAGCCGCCCGAGCCGAAGCCATCGAACGTGCAGAACCGCGACCTGAACCGCGACCTGAACCGCAACCGCTCGACCCGCGAGTGATGCCGTGAACCGGGCAAGCCACGGCGTAGCATCCTCGCATGACTGATACTATGACGCAGCCGGCAGCCGGACCGGCAGCCGAGTACAAGGTGCCGTCGATGACGGCAGCCGGACCGGCAGCCGAGTACAAGGTGCCGCCGTGGAGCGAAGTGCTCAAATGCTGGCAGGACATCGGCGACGAACTCACGTTGAACCGGCGCGAGTTCCGACTCAACGAAGCGTTCGATCTCGGCGACCAGGACGTGCGTTGGAACCTGTCGATCAATCAGGTGCTTGTACGCGAAGTGGTCGGCACCGACCGGTTGCAACGGATGAACGTCAACAAGACACGTGCCCGACGGCGCGCCACCACCGCCCGCCTCACGTCGTCGCCGATGTCGCTCGAGGTGCGCCCCTCCGGTCCAACCGAGGACGGATTGCGTGGGCAGCGACTCGCCGAGCATGTGCTGCAGTCGATGGCGGCACCTGAAGCCGACGATTGGGAAGCGGTTCGCGCGCAACACACACAAGCCGGACTGTTCGGTGGTATCGCCGCGGTGTGTTGGGAATGGGATGAGAACGCGAACTCGCCGGCGCTCGCCACCCCGACCCCGCCACCCACCGACCCGATCACACAGATGCAACTCCCGTGCGGCGGGATGAAGCTGACCGCGTTGTCGGTGGACGAGTTCGGGTTGCAGGCCGGTAGCCGCCGACAGCAAGACGCCGAGTTCTGGATCAGGCAGTACGGCGCCCCACCGAAACAGGTGCAACGGCTCTACAACCTTCCTGTTGAACCGCGCCCCGATGCTGCAGCTCTGCGCTCACCGATGGCATACCTGCTCGCGACCGACCCGCGGCAGATGAGACTCTGTGCGGTGACGGTCCTCACGAAGCGACCCACCGCAGGCTACCCTGGCTGCGTCGCCCACTACGTCAACGGGACATGCGTGCTTTCGACGCCGTGGCCTTACCCGCATCCGTGGCTGAACCTGTACGTGTTCCGTGCCGATCTCCCCAAGACCAACACGTACATCACGTTGCCGTGGTGGAGTGACCTGCGGCATCCGCAGATGGCGTACAACGAGGTACGCAAGGCGATCCGTGAGCATGTGCGCCGTGCATCGAACGCACGCATCCTCAACCCGAACGGCACCGCTGACCCTGACGATTTCACTGATGAAGCCGGCGAGGTCGTGGACTATGACGTGCAAGGCACCGCAGCGAAACCGGAATGGATGACGCCGCCCGAAGTGGCACGGTGGCTTGTCGGCGAAGTGGACCGGATCGACTACGAGATCAACGATCTCGCCGGTTCACCCGACATCGCCCGTGGCGTCGCACCTGGCGACCGCAACTCTGGCGCCGCGCTCGCGTTGCTCGCCGAGAAAGCCGATGGCCCTCTCGGCCCATTCGCGTCAGACGTGAGCCGTGGGTGGAGCGTAATCGCAACAAGCGTGATGCGCACTCTGCGTTACCGGATGCCCGAAGGTCAACGCCGTCAGTCCACGATCTACCGTGAAGGCAACAGTGTGCCGGTCGTGCGCGAATGGGGCCGTGACGACATCGACCCAAACATCGTCGTCAACGTCCCGCTCGAATCGGTGATGCCGAAGTCCCAAACGGCGTTGCGTGCCTCGCTGATCGAGATGCACAACGCGTTCCCGCAGGTGTTCGAAGGCATAGACGGTTCGACGCTCGCGAAGATCACCGGGCTGTCGTCGTTGCGCGAGATGCTGTCGCACCTCGATCATGACGCTGCGTTCGCCGAGTG